GAGTCTCCGCACAAAGTATCTTGAGTGCCTAGAAGCGATTGCGGTAGCCGGAGCGTCTTATTCAATCGGGGGAAGGTCTTTTAGCCGAGCCAATCTTGGGGAAGTCAAGGACACGATTGAGGAATTGACTTATGCCATTAAACTGGCAGATGGTTCTAGGGTGCTGACAACCTACGCAAAATTCGGGCCATGAAGAAAAAGGCCGAACTGAATCTGATCGACAAGGCCATAGCCTTCGTCAATCCGCAGGGAGCGGTGGATCGCCTTCTTGCCCGCCAGAAGCTCAAGAACTTTGAATATGATGCCGTAAAATATAGCCGGGAACGCAAGGGGCCAAGCTCACTTTCTGGGGCTGAAGATTATCGCTCCAACTATGATCGTGTAGAGTTGATGAAGCGGGCGAGGGACTTGGCCGAAAATGTCGGCTTGGTTCGCTCAATCCTTTTGAAGTTTGCAGGTCATGTTGCGGGAACAATCAGCTACCAAGCGAGAACGCAGAATCCCCAAGTAAACACCGATGTCGAAGCCTATTGGAACGAATGGTGGGACAAGTGCGATATATCCACAAGGCACACAGGATCGACCCTTATGCAAGTGGCGGTTATGTCGATGTTGCGGGATGGCGACTTCCTTTTCGTTTTGGTTCGTGATTCCAATGGCGATCTAAAAATCCAAGGCATTGAGGCCGACCGACTCGGTGACCCTTTTAAAGTTTATACCAGCCTAGAGCTTATCGGCGGAATCCATATTGACCGCAACACAGGCGCACCCACGGCTTACGATATTTACAACCGAAGCATCGGGGATTTTTATAGCTACCAAATCACCATCCCCTCAAGCCAAGCCTTCCACCTTTTCGATCCGCTACGCATCGACCAGTATCGTGGTGTTTCAGCATTCCATACCGCCATCAATGACGCAACCGACATCTACGAGCTTACCAGCTTCGAGAAGATGGCGGCGAAGGTTGCAAGCTCCCAAAGCGGGATCGTAAAGCGCAACAACAACAATGCCGCCGACCTTTCCACACTTTCAACCGAAGAGGACATCAGCGGGAATCAGATCAAGCTAGAAACGATTGAGTCGGGAAAAATTTCCTACCTAGAACCGGGCGAGGATATTATTTTCCCCAACGGCCCAAGTCGCCCTAGCGGAGCGTTTATCGAGTTTCACAAAGTTCTAATGCGGAATATCTGTCTTGGACTTGGTATCCCATATTCATTTGCGGTTGACCCTTCCGCCATGTCTGGCCCGACCGCTCGCCTAGAAATGCAACAGGCAGGGCGCACCTTCAAGCGTTACCAGAATCTTTTGAACGACAAGGTGCTTCGCCCAATTAAAAACATTGTGATTGCGGACGCAGTTGCAAGGGGAATGATTCAAACAAACGAGGGTGGGAAAACCACTAGAGGCATTTTCAATTTCGGGGCGAATGTTTCCATAGATTTAGGGCGGGAATCGGCAAGTGCCATCGCAGAGTTTAAGAGCGGGCTTCGCACAGGCTCCGACATTTATGCAGAGCGTGGAGCCGATTGGGAGGCTTCGATGCGTCAAAGGGCAATCGAGGCAAAAGCTATTCAAGACTTGGCGAAGGAATATGGAGTCCCGCCAGAAACAATTAGCGATGTTGTCCCGCCAGAAAAACCAGTTCCAGCCGCCCCAGCACCAAGGCCACAACCAGCACCGAAACCCGATGAGGATGAACAAGACGATGGCGAGGAACCAGACAATGCGCCAGAACCAGATGAACCGATCGAGCCCTCTTCGGAAAATTTAGAAGTTAAAAAAAAAGAATCTGAAAACCCGCTAGAGTTTCTAAATCCAGCAGAACTTAAAATGCTCATTGCCGGGATGATGGGCGGGATTGAGCTAGGGAAATACGATGGCATAGACTTCACGCCCCCACAAGGAGCTATGGATGCGGCTAAAAGGGCTTTGGATGTGCGGGAAGGCAAACCAGCAAGCCAAAAAGGAATGACCCCTGTGGGCATTGCAAGGGCTAGGGATTTGATGAATGGGGTGAAGCTCTCGCCCGATACCGTCCGCAGAATGAAAGCCTTCTTTGATAGGCACGAAGTCGATAAGAAGGGCGCAACTTGGGACGAAAAGGGCAAGGGATGGCAAGCGTGGAATGGGTGGGGCGGCGACGCTGGTTATGCGTGGGCGAGGAAAGTGGTTGGACAGATGGAGTCGAGGGATAAGGAACTTTCCACAAATCAGAAGGATGTTGTCGAATTTCTGCGTGGCCGTGATTGCGGGCAAGATGATGGAGGAACTTTTGGGCCGGGGAACGATTGCGCTACTGGATATGGTCGCCCCAAACAAGAAGGCGGATATACTCCGATGCGCCCCGGAGGGAAATGGCCTTCGGGCTATAAGGTCGGAGAGGGTAGAACAGAAGAGCGAAAGAAATCCACCGAACAAGGCAAGCCTAGACAAGAAAAGCCCAAGGAAGAAAAACCATCGCCCGAAGCCAATGAGCCGATGAAAGGCGAAAATTTAAAACCGAGGGAATGGGCAAAACAAATTAAGGCAAACAAGGAAGACAAAAAACTTTTTGAGGATTTTACTGGGTCTCGATTTAGGGAGATTAACAGAAACCCAGAGGGTGAAGAGTCTCAAAGACTTGTTTCCCTTGTGGACAAGCAAGCCCCGCAAAAACAAGAACAGGAAATGTATCGAGGGCTAACCCTTAAATCTGATGCGGAGGCCGAGGCATTTATAGATAAACTTCGTGGGGGAACAAAATTAGACCGAACCCTTACATCATTTACGCCAGATGCAAACAAGGCTGTTTTCTTTGCATATTCAAAAGTCCAAGAACCGACATCGGTTTTTATGGTTCTTAAGAACTCCCAAAACCTTCGGTCAATTAAAGATGTGTCGGTTGAGGGAACTAGCGAAAAAGAATTTGTATTAACAAGGGGCAAAAGACTTCGCCTTATCGGAGAACCAAAATATAAAAAAGATGTTTATGCAAAAGGGGCAAATGAGTTTATCATAGAAGTGGAGGAATATTAAAATGCCAATTCTTGAAAGGCTTGTAGATTTTGATGATTCTGGGTTTATCCCGCTTAATGACAAGGAACTAGCCCGACCCGGCCCCAAGTCAGCGGCGCAAACTCCCGCACCGCCCAAGGAGCGAATCAAAGGCTCCAAGGAGAATCCCGAAGGCACAGCGGCCACAAGGAGCAAGGCAGGGGATATTGAAATTTCGGAGGCTAACGAACAGGCATTAAGGGATAAGATTGCCGAGTTCATCAAAGACCATCCCCAAAGGAAAGTGCCTAGCCTTGGAACCCTAAAGAAAGTATTTAGAAGGGGGGCTGGGGCATTCTCAACCAGCTTCCGCCCAACCATCAGCGGAGGGCAACCCAATTCAAGAAATGCTTGGGCGATGGCTAGGGTGAACAAGTTTCTAAAGATGGCTGGCGGTGGAGAGGTCAAAGAATCCTACCGCAAGGCAGACGGCGATCTTCTTTGACATAAAAAAAGATTCTATGCCCCTACCCACTCCTAGAGGAGACGAATCGGAACAGGACTTTGTTTCACGCTTTATGGGCAACGACCAAGCCATCAGCGATTTCCCCGATGAAACACAGAGGGCGGCGGTTGCCTATCGCACCTATCGTGATGAGGATGAAGAAATGGCAGAGCTAGAGTTGGGCGGTGTCTCGATCCTTGAGGTGGGAGAGGCCAAGGGGCATGACCTATTCGTAGATAAGAAAAGCCTAGAGATGGCTCTTGGCATTATGAAGGCCGCAAAGAATGGCGTTAAAACAAAGTTAAATCATGGAAGCGGATTGGATGCCGTTGTAGGCTTCGCAAGGAATCCCCGCATCGAAGGCGACAAGCTGGTTGCCGACCTTCGCCTCCTCCGCAACTCCCCGCACTACGGCCTCATCAAAGAGATGGCCGCAGAAGCTCCCGACCAGTTCGGCGTTTCCTTGGCTTTCGTGAACGAGTCCGAGACCATCAACGGCAAGGACTATATCCGACCCCAATCCATCGCTTCCGCCGACCTAGTAAGTAGCCCTGCGGCAACCAATGGGCTTTTCGAGGAAATGGTTAAATTCATGCAAAAATTTGCCGAAACCCAGAC